GCTAACAGGCTTATGGTACAGCACTTTCTGTTGAAGGCTTGTAAGGAATGGGGAGTGTGCACTAGCCACGCGGTGAAAGCTGTTACAATCGCTGTGCCACTCGTGTTTGTTCCGACGGAGGAGGATGTTATTGCAAATGCCATGTGCCATACGTATGAAACGGTGTGCAAGGTCAATCAAACCAACCACCGCCAAGGCGAAGGGTATTTCAATAACACATTTGGTTGGGGAGGTAAGCGAGGGCTTGCCTTTTCTACCAAATAGGGGTGCCTTGAGAGAGGCCGGGGTTTTCCACACATGTTTCTCGTGGAGAACACCCAGATCTGGTGGTCAAACCATCAGGGCGCCCTGAGAAACAGCGGCAGTTGTTCCGCTATAGTGGACTTGGGGATAGTTGTATTCTTGGAGTCCACAACAACTCGCTTGCCAACTTGCGGAGGGGCATGATTGAGCGAGTGTATTACGTCGAGGGTCCTTCCGGCCTTGTCGCACCCCCCCAACCTCTCCCGAACCACTTTACGAACACTCTGAGTGGGTTCTCTCGCTTGTTTTGCACAGCTGCTGGACGTCATACTCCGATAACTAGGGAGCAATTCCTAATGTATTATCGAGGCAGGAAGTTGGCAGTTTATCAGAAGGCAGTCGATTCTTTGTCCGAGAATCCTTTGACGCCTCGTGATGCGAGATTGAAGACGTTTGTTAAAGCTGAGAAGATCAATTTGAGTAAGAAACCTGATCCGGCTCCTAGGGTTATTCAACCCCGGAGTCCTCGCTACAATGTCGAATTGGGAGTGTATCTGAGACCGTTTGAGCATCGAGCATTTAAAGCTGTTGCCGAGGTGTTTGGGGAGCCAACTGTCTTCAAAGGTTATAACATGGAACAACAAGGTAGATTGATGAGAGATAAGTGGGATATGTATTACGAACCTGTTGCTATAGGATTAGATGCTAGCAGATTCGACCAACATGTGTCCGTTTCAGCTTTAGAGTCGGAACACTCTCTCTATCACCGAGTGTTCAATCATGATAGGAAATTGAAGAAGTTG